ATGTGTAAAAAGTGATTTTTAATCACATATGGTGTAATTATTATTTGGTATATAATATCATTTAATAGTAATTGATTTCAATTAATTACATTATATCTAGCAGAATATAAAACTGCTATCAATTTTTTTATACCTAATAATTGTATATTTTTGTTAAAAATAAAGTTAGTAATTAAAATATTCCAATATATTTTGAATTTTTTTGAACAAAATTCTCTTGAACAAAATTTTCAGTTATTACTTTCTTTTTTCTTGTTAAAGGACCATTTTGTAATATAGTTAAAGGTTTGATAGTTGAACCTTCTAGTGTTGCTACTGAATTAATTGTTCCAACATAATTAGGTTTACTTAATATTTCACCAACTGGATATGCTGGTGAAATTAATGATCCTAAGCTTTGCCAAGGTTCAACAAATGATTTAATATTAGCTGGTCTAGTACTCCATAAATTCCACCCCTCTGTACATGCATTAGGAGACCATACAGATTCTAAATTTCTATTAAATCCTTCAGGACATTGATAACATACTCCTGCTAATTCATCTCTACTCCATCCATTTTCACAAGGCATTGAACATTCTCTTCCTGACCCAGACGGATTTAAATTTCTAAATCCTGGATAACATGAATAACATTTCCCAGATAATCCATCTTGAAAACCCGATTTCTTTTGGTCTTCTGATAATCCTGGAAGAAGTGAACAATCACCTATAATACCACCTAATTTACACTTATCAGAATCATAAATGCCAGCCAAAGTTGGTTTGTATTTGTTATTAGGGCATTTGTAACATTTTCCTGAATACTCAAAACTATCTGGGTATTTTGCTGGACATCCTCCATCATACCTACATCCATCTTCGGCAATGATATTCACCAAACCAATAGGTGTTCTACTCATATTCGGTGAACAATTATAACAAAGACCAGATGTCAAATATTCTGTACTTCTTGATCCTGGAAAAACTGCTTCACAACTTGTTGCTTTACATGCATCTGATGCATCAATATTAGATAAAGTTCTGTTATATGGCTTTCCATTTGAATCATTCTGACAACTATAACATTTTCCTGTTAAAACATGTTGAAATGCCTTCACATCATTATTTTTTGCATCCTTTCTATCATAATATTTACAATCACCAAAGATTCCCCCAATTTTACAAGCATCTGGTGAACTCTCACTCGAGGCTGTTCTTTCATAAATATATGTTTGTGTTTTTGGATTCTTTCCTTCGTTATTACATGTAACGCATTTATCCGATAATGTACTAAAACCACTTTTGTTAGGATATTTACGTTCACAATTAACAGTACATGTAGTGCCATCTCCCTTATCATCTTCAAAAATACCACATTTTTCATATCTCGGACATGTTCCAGGATTGCCACCTAGCGATCCTCTACATTCTGATGGACAATAGCCAATTCCAGCCCAATCAGATATTTGTGGTGTACAAGTTTTGTTACCAGTTTTTTGATCTGCACAACAACTTAATGTACCAATTTTTCCTGGTACATTGCCATTGCATTGAGCACTGCCTACACATGTTTCACCCTCTTGTTTTGTTCCAATACCTAATAAATTTTTAAAACTTCTTGTAAATACTGTTCCAAAAAGAAATTCCGTTATATCTTGTGTCGCATCAGTTAAACAATCTTTTTGTGTTTCATTTTTTTCATTGTATATATTTGGATTTGTTATATACTGCATTCCAAATTTACTACAATATGGACCATCAACACTACATAATCCTGACACACATTGACCATCCTTACAAAGAGTTTTTTTTGGATCATAATTTAAACTTAATTCTTTACAATTCAACATTGCAACTGGATCTACCATTTTACATTTAGTACCATCCCATTCACCATATAAATCTGGATCAGGATTTGTATTTTCATCATATTTAAGTTTACTTTTATTAAATGCAATACCATCCACACATTGTTTTTCTACATATGAACACACTCCTATTTCTTTACTAAAATTTGCATACCCAGAATATCCTGTATAACCAGCAAAAGTTGTTTTGTCAGGATTAACAAGTATACCCCCATTAACCTTACAAAATTGATTCATTATATTTGAAACACTAATAGAAATAAACTGATTATTTTCCGGTAAATCAATAAATATTTCTAATTCATCATCGATTTTATTTTCAATTAATTTTATAATATTATCATTTGTTTTATAACTATTAGAATCAATCATATTTTGGGTTATAACATTATTATTAAGCATTATTTCTAATTTTTCATTAATCCAAGTTTCTAAATTAGTCTTACCACTACTTGGATTAGGTATATTTAATATAATATCTATTAAGATTGGACTAATATAATCAGCCAATTCAGTTGAAGTTAATTTATCCAATGGACTTAAAACAATATTATTTTTAAGTCCTTTATCAATTAGATATTCCTCAAATTGCATATTTGATTCTACCTTTAAATCATAAAACATTTCATTAGTAAGCATTTGACTATAATTTAATTCTGTTACATTAGCACCCAATGCATCTGCAACATCTAACACCATCGATATTCCAGTAAAAAATGCTGAAACAGGATTTGAAACTTTAGCAATACCTTTCGCCGCATTAGATGCTACTATTTTACCTGCTTTTATACCTAAATTTTTTACAGCAAGTCTTAGAGCATTAAGACCTATTTTTGAGCTTAGTTTTTTCATTAAATCTTTTAGTGCTATTCTAAGTCCTATTTTTGATAATTGACGCGCACCTAATTCAGCAATACTTATTCCTATTTTAATAACTAATTTACTAAACACTTTTAATAGTTTAAATCCACCTCTTAATAATCTAATTTTAAACACATCAACAAATGTAATTCCTATTTGTATCGCAATATTACGTATCATATTTTTTTTATTTTGTTCATCCAAAGCTGCCATATTTGTATTATTAACTGATTTTCTTTCACCAAGTGATTCTGCTGTGTCACTGTGTCCAAACATACTGTCTATTTTAGTTTGCAGAGAATCATTGAAAGCTGCTGTTCCTGTAAATCCAGTTAATCCTGACGATCCTCCTGATGAGGAAGATGATCCTGACGAATTTGTAAAAAAGAGAATTAATGCTACACAAATAATAATTACTAATATTACTAATATAAAAATTTTATCTACTGATTTCATTATTTATTTTATTTTTTAATATATTATAATAATAAAATATTAAAAAAAATGGTAAATTGGAGAAGTGCTTTAAAAGGTGTTGGTGAAGGACTTGTTAGAATTGTAAAATTTACTGGAAAATCAGCTATTCGACTTAGTAAAGCATCAGTTAAGGCTGCTTCAAAAGTTGTTAAATCTGCATCAAAAGCGGCTGTTGCAACTGCGAAAAAGGCAGCTCAAGTTGCTTCAAAAAATCCAAAAATGACTCTTGCCTTAACTTCATTAGGTGTAATTGCTGCTATTACAGCTCATGAAAAAAAAATAATTGAAGATCAAAAAATAAAAGTTATTTCTTTTTTTGATAAAGATGTAAACGGAAAAGACTGTACTATTGTGAATTTATCAGAACAAGGATTATTACCCCCAAATTCTACAATATATTTTGAAAATGATAATAATTTTGCATCTATTCCCGAAATTATCAAAACTTTTCTTACAACAGGAGACTATTTAAAATTAGAACTTGAAGCGGATGAAATCGAAACTTATACAAATGCTGTTTTAGAAATTTTAAAAGGTACTAAAGATATAATTATAACTTTAGATGACGAGACTAAAGATCCTATTACTACAATTGATTCATATAATCCTACAATAATTGTTAACAGTATAGAACAACCAAGTGAAATTCAAATTTACACATTACTAACAGAGTGTGCAACAAAAACTAATATTTATTTAAAAGTTAACGTTACTATTGGACAATCATTCAAGACAATTTTTCCAATTACGGATCCTTTAAAAGACCTTTGGGGTTCTGTAAAAAAATGGGTTCTTATTATTTTAATAATATTAGCAGTAATTGCTGTAATTACAATAGTTACATTTATTATTTATCGTGTTAGAACATTACATAAATTAATGTATTGATTTTATATTCTCAATATCTGAATATAAAATATATTTATTTTAGTTACAATCTTGGAAAATATAACATCATAGGTCTATCTGGTAAAATAAAATCTTTAGGAAGAACAACACCTGGTGGAAGACCTATATTTGGGTCATAATATAAACATATCCATAAATCACTATTTTCAAGACTATTATTATTTATTTGTAAGTCATCTAATTCTAAATTATCATTGTTATTCAAAATTTCATATATATCCGATGATTTAAACCTCGCATTTCTTTTTTTTATTTCATATTCATTCAATACTGAAATAATTTCCCTTGTAGTCATTTGATATGGTAAAAAATCTTTTATTTCTCGGTCATTTTCAACACATTCACTTGAACATTCAACTATTGCAAACTCTTCCACACCTTCATTATTTCCTACTTTCTCAATCAATTTTTTTATTCTCTCTATAGAAGAATTTTTGTTACCCAACAACCATATCAATTTTTTAATATTTTTCTCATTTTCATTTGATCCCCAGGGTACTTCCATACTCTTCTTATATCTCAAAGTTCTTGAAATTCTTTGCCCAATTTCTCTAGATTCATTTTCTGATTTTTCAACAAGTTTTAAAAGAATTTCAAAATTATCACTAATATCATGTTTAAATTTTTTATTCATATTCACAATTGCTATATCATGCTTTTGCTTAGAACAAATATCATAAATTTCTTTAAAATTTCTTACATTTCTACTTAATCTAGATACTTCATAAACAACCAATGTCTTATTTTTACAATTCTTTAAAATATTTATCAAATCATACTGCTTTTTTAAATACGATGATCCAACTTCTTTTAAACTCTTAAAAATTTTCAAATTATTATCTAAAATAAATTTCCTATTTTCATGATCTTGACTTTCCAATGACAAATGATTATTTGACCCATATCCTGTTGATAGTTTAGAAATTCTTG